GTTCCATGAAATCTGGAACAACTCAGTGGTGCCCCACCCCCGCTCGTTCTGAGTAAAAGCCATACCCACTTGCGGCATTGGCGGTGGGGGAACCAGTGTTTTGTTTGGCAGGGTTTTGGACTTTTGAAGCCCTTGGGGTGGGTATAACACCACCCTACCTCCTTTGCCCATTGTCTGAATTACAAGTGTGGACGGGATGACTACCTCACCATAGTCCCCATTGGAGCCAATCTTTTTCCACATTAACCCGTCAAAATAGTATCTATTGTAGTTACCCCCCTCATCGTAGAGCCACACAATGTCATCTGGCCCAAATCCTTGAGATTTTTCGATACCTGATTTGTGCAGAGGGATAGGGATAGGGAACCCCCTATTCAATATGTTGAACCCTTGAGTAACATAGTAGATCATAGGGTCTTGCCGCACATACCCGCCGAAGGCAATCAGCCAGTCGTTCTCAGCACGGGATTCAATAAAGAACCCTCTGTCATGCGGAATAGCGTATCCCGACATATCGGCGTTCCGATACCCCACCGCTTTCCAGCCATTGTTGAAATAAAACTGGAGCCACCTGCCCCCTTCTTTGACCCACACAATGTCAGCCTCCCGCTCTTCCGCGTTACCTTCTTGCAGCCCCGACTCGTTGTATTGCCCAAAAGTTTGACCAATCGTCTGACTGTGAATCCCGTCCCTCGTTTGTGTAACATTGACGCTGATCGGTGTAGCCGTATTTGCTTCTACCAATTCAGTGTGGAACCCAAATAAGGGGGTTTTTACAGAATTTTGAGCTGGCGCAGAAGCTAGAAGTAACAAGCCCAGAGCCCCCAATGCGCCAATGAGCTTTGTAGACATTTCACCATATTAAACACTTATAATTAGAAAGCAACCCGGTGGCCCGAACCTTGACCCTTAACCCCCCGTCTGCTAGGTTTATGTATGGCTACACTGACTGTCCAAGGTGTGGAAGATGCCCTCATTGATGTGTGTGGGTCTCGGGGTGCCACCAGCGCCCAATTTAGAAAAGAACTTAATCTGGCTTTGCCCCGTCTCTATAATATGGGGATGTGGCGCGACCTTCTCTATGAGCACGTTGTAACCACAACGGGAAGCTCCTTTACAATCCCCGATTCTGCAGAATCCATCATCAACGCAGTCGTTGATTTTGATTCAAGTTCTACTGATTTTTCTGTGCCACAGGTTGTTAGGTCTCAGTTCCATGATTACCGACTTTCTGGAAGGGATGATGAAAACGACACGCTAGCTATTTATGGGATCGTAGACGACGGCTACTCAGCCACCGTCGAGGAGCCTGTGGCGGGTAAGACTTATTCCTTAAAGCTGCAACCGATCAGCCCCGCCTCAACGATTCCCGCATCAGGAAAAGTCCATGTAACTTTTTCTGATGGGACGGGCATTTCCTCACCAACCGCAGATCATTCAGTATCTATGGGAGGTCGGTTTAATTGTGGGGGACAGGCCAGCCTTACAACCAGCACTACGAGCATTACCAGCATCAGTGAGATTCGTGTAGGAACTGATGAACTGTCTGCTCCTGTTAAGCTAACTTGGGAAGAAGAAGGGTCTTCGACTTCGCTCGTAGCGGCTGACGACCTCCAACAAGCCAATCAAGTAACCCGTTACCGCCGTTACCGTATTTCAAATGACAATGACAAGACTGTCCAACTTAGGCTTCTCCTGAAACGTAAGTTCAAAACGCTCTTATCTTCTACAGATACCATCTATATCTCCAGTCTTAACGCAATCAAACACGCGCTACTCGGGTCCACCGCAGAGACCAATGCGGATCTCGAAAGGTCTAATTTTCACTGGGCCGTTTGCCAACAGATCCTTGAAGAGCAACTCGATGCTCATCGCGGCGCGGCTAAGCCAACCATCTTTTTCAATGCCGATGGAAACCGAACGGTTAACATTATGTAACACCCCCTAATTCAATGATCGAATACATTACTGAAAACGCAGAACAGCTTCTGCAAATCGCAGCCAGCGTTATCGCGGTGGCCTCACTCGTCGCCACCATGACCCCTAACGAATCGGACAACAAATGGGTCCAGAGAATCTCAGGCGTCGTTAGCTGGCTCGCCCTCAATGTGGGCAAGGCGAAGAGTAAGTGAAGACTTTCCTGCGTCTTCTAACTGCTGCTCTACAGGCTTATGTCGAATACGTGCGACTGCAAAGAGACCGACATCTCGACGCTCTCGAAGATAGGCTTGATGGCCTTGCTTCCATTGGTGATCCTCATAGCAAGTTGCTCATGGAGCGGGTCGCAAAGCGCATCAAGCGCGAACGCGAGCGCATTATACGATCCGCCAACAGTGACGCTGATTGAAGGGCAGTCTTACCAGTTCAAAGAAGGTGTCCTAGTTGGGCGTAAAGACCACAAATTCCACAGCGACTACAGTTATCGTCGCGCCGTGATCATCGGAGATAAGTGATGGACACGAAGTTTCTAGTCTCCCTCGGTGTCGGCCTCGTTGTTCAAGCGGCGGGCATCGTCTGGTGGGCGAGTGACTTGCAGAGCAAGGTGGCCCATAACGACTTCCAGATCCAGATGTTGGCGAAGGACGTCGAGAAACATGCAATTTTCGTTCGTGATTGGCCTGCCGGAAAATGGGGAAGTGGGTCTTTGCCAGACGATGTGAGGCAGAACCTTAAAATCGGAGAGCTAGAGCAAGAGGTAGATCAGCTTATGAACAAGCTCTACAACCGTGACCCCCTGAGAAACTTGAACAATGATTAACTATTCCAAGGTTGTTGATTCTTTAGTCGGAATGACGGCCCCGATGTTGGGGCTTGTTACCAGTATGCAGGAACAGTTTGAGTACTGGCTAAGAGTGGGATCTCTTATTGTGGGAATCGCCGTTGGAATTGCATCCTTATACAGATTGGTTAAAAAATGATTGGTATTTGTGTCGGCCATAGCCGCAAAGGTGATGAAGGAGCTTACAGCTCTGGTGAATATGTAGTGAGTGAGTGGGACTTCAACCGAGACCTAGCCCGCAGGATTGGTCATGCTCTCGATGTGGATTACAAGATTTACGATAACTATGAATTCAGCACCTACTCTTCTGCTATCCGCAATGTAGCGCGTAAGATGAAGTGCGATGGGGTAAAAGCAGCTATTGAGCTTCATTTCAATGCTGCCAGCCCCGCAGCGACTGGCCATGAGTGGCTTTATTGGCACTCTAGTAAAGGTGGGTTGAAACTCGCCACGGTCCTGAAGGATGAGATGGATGAAGCCTATCCTGATTTGGCATCGCGTGGAGTAAAACCACGGCAGTCTCGCCAGAGAGGGTCCGCGTTTTTACGTGAGACACATTGTTATGCGGTTATCGGAGAACCCTTTTTTGGAACAAACGTCGAGGAGTGGCGGATGATAAATAATAACCGAGGTAAACTGGCCGGTGTTTATGCCCGCGCCATAACAAAGTTTGTTGATGGATGAACATCCCCAAGAGCATAACTATGGCAGGCATCCGCGTTCGGATAAAATTCCGAGATCTGGGCGATGATGACTGTTACGGTATATATTCCCATAGGCGAAAACTAATCACAATAGACAAGACCCTCAAAGGTAAAGAACTACTAGAGACTATTCGGCATGAGATGATCCATGCGGCCCTAGGAATATCCGGCCTTGCGTTTTGTGAAGCCTATGAAGAAGAGGCCATCGTACGCTGCATGGATGAAATATTTTTCCCCGCGTGGGAACGCTTCTTAAAACGATTTAACCCACAATAACCTGATACTATGTCCAAGATGAAAACGGCTTTAACGAGCCCTAATAAACCCCCAGTAAACATCGACAAAGCCTTTGAGGTTTTGTTGGCGTATGAGGGGTTCCGACCTGAAGCGTACAAGGACACCAAAGGCAAATGGACTATTGGTGTGGGGCATCTTATTGGGGATGGTTCTGATGCAGCTTACAAGAAGTCTCCTTTTTATAATAAGACTTTAAGTAGAGATGAGGCCATAAAACTAGCTAAGTCGGAGTTATCTGACCGCCTACCCAAGGTAGTATCTTTGATTGGTAAAGGGTTCTTTGATATGCAGCCCAACACCCAACGTCAGCTTATATCTTCGTTTTACAGAGGGGGTATAACAGGTTCTCCCAAGACGCTTGAACATATCCGCAAGGGTGAGTTTGAAAAGGCATCAAAAGAGTTCCTAGACCACGATGAGTACCGGGACGCAGTTAAATCTGGAAGCGGGGTAGCTCCCCGAATGGAAAACCTCTCCAAGGCTCTTCTATCAGAGGCCAATAAAAAGACCCCTTCTTTTGAAGAGGCAGTTGAACAACGTATGGCCCAATAACTTCACTATGAATAAAAAAGACTTCAAACCCCACAAAATGTACCACCCTAAAACGGGTGAAGCCGTATCTGCTAAAACATATGAGCAGCATTTGTCTTTAAAGAAAAGAGGCTACGGACATTCGGCAAAAAAGAAAGCCACAAAGAAAACCGCCCAGAAAAAGTCTTCTAATAAGACTGAGTCTTTCGAGAGCGCCGTCGAAAGGAGAGTGAACAGCAAACCCCCTAAATCCAGTGGCTACTAAGAAAAAGTCTACCGTCAACAAAGCGGGCAATTACGATAAACCCGGGATGCGTAAGACCCTCTTTAAAAAGATAATGGCCGGGTCCAAAGGTGGTAAACCCGGGCAGTGGTCGGCGCGTAAAGCCCAGTTCTTAGCTTCGGAGTATAAGAAAAAGGGGGGAGGGTACACCTCTTAGAGCATGAAAGCTCCGCAAAAGTCCCTTAAGAAGTGGACCGACGAAGATTGGGACTTTTACAACGCGTCGGACAAAAAGAAACCTCGTAGCAAGAGGGGTCGGTATGGGCCAAAGCGCGTGAGAGATAGGCTGTCCTCTTCAGATAAAGCGGCTGCAAACGCACGTAAGCGTAAAGCACACGCTAGGGGTAAACAAGACGCGGAGTACACTGATGCAGAACGAAAAGCCCACGGCTTTGTAGAGAAAAAAAGGAAGAACAAGCAAAAGAAAAAGATGGCATGACTCGTCAACGATTTAAACGTCTACCTTCGGGTAAAATATCTTATATGGGTGAGACCTTCCCCGGCATCAATAAACCTAAACGAGCCCCTAAAGGGTCTAAGAAGAAGTTTGTCGTGTTGGGCAAACAGGGGGATAAAGTTAAAAAAGTGTCTTATGGGCACCGGGACTATTCCGACTTTACGAAACACAAGAACCCCAAGCGTCGCGCTAACTTTCGATCGCGCCATAATTGCAAGACCGCCAAGGATAAGACCACGGCGCGCCACTGGGCCTGTAAACATCTCTGGTGATGAAACGAAAGCTACCCCGCCAGTTTACAAAGAAGCGGGGGAGCCGGTACATCGTGTTCACCCCCTCATCAGAGAATGTTAAGCAAGCTTTTGAGCGCAGTCAGAAACTAGGGGTCACCCCCGGTTCGTTTACGCGGGGCGTGGGCCGGATGACCGGGTTCCTCGGGGAGGTCGCTTTTGGCCTTCTATATCCTGAGGCTAGGTATGTCGGGGGGCGAAGTTTTACCCACGACTATTCTCTTGGTGGTAAGAAGATAGATATAAAGTCTAAAAGCTGTAGCAGTCGCCCGAAGCCCCACTTCACAGCGTCAGTTAATTGCCCCCAAAGCCGGGACCCTTCAGCCGATTATTATTATTTTGTGCGGGTACGCAAAGATCTTAGCCGCGCTTGGCTGCTGGGGTGGATGCCCACGAAGAGCCTGTTAAAGCAGGGGGAGTATAAGAAACGAGGAGAAAAAGATGGTGAGGGGTTTACCTACAAAGTAAGCGGATACCACCTACCGATCAAATGTCTTCGTCCTCCCTCATCGCTTTGATCCTAGAAGCCAGTCCTTTAAGAGATCGAAGCTCAGCTTCCAGCCGACTGCGCTCTGAAGAGTAGTGGTCGATTCTGTTGGTTAGAGTGCGGTAATCTTCTCGTATAAGCTGGATGCGCGTTTCTACCCGTTCAAGATCTGCGAACTCATCAAGATAGTTGATATCATCAGGGCCTGCCATACCTCTTCCTTAGGCAGAGGCTTCAGATATGTCAAAACTTTTCGCTAGGTCGATTGTCCACATCTTTCCCCCTCCCTTACCCTTTGAGAACACGGGACGCACATGGGAGTTATTTTTGCCCGCCTCTTCCAACGAAGCCATCCCCCTCCGCACAAATTCTAGATTGTGGCTCATGCCCACACTTCTACCGTTGTTAAATTCGTGTAGAAGTACTTGGAACTCTGTAAGTGTACCTTTCCACTCAGGAATGGTGTCGTTCTGTTCCCGGCACCGCTTGCAGAAGAACTCAACCAGTTCGGCAATAGAAGATCTGCTGGAGTTATCATAAGCGGCAGAGGCTACGGACTCGTCAATAAAACTAGCTACCCCGAACCGCCCCCCGACCATGACTTCTTCCGGGGGGTCCCAGTCCAGTAACCATTTTCCTAAGTGGGGGAGTTCTTGCTGGATGGTGGACTCCACCACGCTGTTTGAAGGGAATTTGCTACGGGCGTCGTCCCTTACGCGGAGGGCCATCAGTTTGTCACGGTTACTACTATCGAGGGCCGGGATAACGGATAAGCTGTTTGCGTCCATATTGAGGGACAGAACGACTCTACCCGCCCACGGGACAGAAAGAGCGTCAGCGTATTTAGCTTGGTACTCGACTCTTGGGTTGGCCACGGCACGTTTAATTAGTTCTGTAGCCTTGCGCTGATCTTGAAAACTAGCTGCTGATGTTGTGTCGTCGATGACCCATGCGGCAACTCGCCCGAGGTCTTTGTTGAATTTGGTCTGCCCCGACAGATAATCACTAGCATCTGCGTAGCCCCCAACCAGACCTGATATAACCCTGTTTGACAGCAGGCTCTTCCCTTTGCTCGTTGCCCCGACTAAGATCAATGCCTGACCTTGTGACATTTTTTGGTCTATGACGGCCTCGTAAAATCTCTTAAGCCAAGCGTAGAAATAGTTTACTGTTACAATAGGGGTGGAGTTCTTGAATAGCTGGCCCAACCAATCATGAATAAATGGCCAGTGAACAGGGTCACCATCGGCATCGGGTTCTACGGGGGATATGTTTGCGTTGTTGAGTATTCTCTGGCTGTTATATGACACCACGCGATTTTTAGAGAAAATGACGGGGGCGATCTCGTCTATGCGGTTGTGGTTACTTATTGTTAGTATCGCAGCCTCCACTTCTGTAAGAGCCTGTCCCTTCTTGGGCTTCATGGAGAAGCCCGTCTGCCGCAACTCCAACACAAGCTGTTCTTTGGGGATTGTTACTGCTGAGTTGTACAGCAACTTGAAGAAGTTTTTCCCGTTGAACCAGTATTCATCCAGAAGGCTACCCATCTTGGCCTCCTCATAGTCGGATACAAACTTCGCCCCGAAGATTTCGCGCCAACTTACAAACCCTTTACCCGCCCGGTCTGAGTAGCAAATCATACCGTCCTCGGCTACTTGGCACCCCTCTCTGTGGACCCCGTCGTCTATCCAGAATAGCGGTCCCCGAGCCCCTACCTCAAAATCACCTATCCAGCGATTGGGGAACTGTTTGTTTATCTGCTCCGCGACAACGTCGATAGGTATCGCGGTGTCATTTGTTGTGGGGGGTTTTACACTCGCCGCCTTAGTGAGGGCTGTTTGTATCGTTGCGCTAGACACGACACCCCCCAAGTTTACCCAGTTATCACCCAACTCAAAATATTGAGATGCCCGTAATGATGAAGAATCGAACCCCGCGAAGACGCGGTCCAATTTAATTATGTTTTTGAGGCACTTGATAAACGTGTCAAACATCTCTGAAGAGATGGGGAGAGCTTTCTCAAATTCCCAACCCAAGCGTATATAGCCTGATTGAGTTTCTGACCGCCAAGTCGGTGGGTGGGCAGCGCACTTAGCTCCGATGATAGCATCAACCTCAGGCCAGTTAACAGGGGCGTCGTAGTCTGCCACGATCCCGTGGATAATGTTGGGTGGGTTGTCTGTCGATATTCGTTTTGATGGCGCGCTCCCTTCAACAAGGCTATAGAACACATGGTCGGTTTTGGCGTCCGCACACCATGCTCTGAAGTCAGCCTTAGTCTGGAACTTGGGTTTTTTCTTCTTAAGAGTAGAGGGGTCAGAAGTCTTGTGGCATTTCGTGTCTCGTAGGTTCTTTATGTATCTGTAATTCATTTTGTGTAACGTGATAAGATTGAGCCTTCAGCGGCGAGTGGAATATCAGGTATCCACTCGGGCGGTTCAGACATTATTTTCAGGATGTGCTGTAAGGTATCCTCCACTTCACTAGCATCGGCCTCAATAACCACCTCGTCATGCACATGGAGCACGATCTTGTAGCCCGCTTCGTTTATCCTTACAAGCATATCACTGAAAATGTCGCGGGCGAGGGCTTGGGAGGCATTCTCTGCTACGAACCCGCCCCACAGCTTTACGGCTATTTTCTTACCGTGCCGCATTAACTTAGAGACGAAATGTCGTTCTTTCCCTTTCCCATCTGTGCGAATAACACCGTAGTCGAGAACCCGCCCACTTGGGATGGGAACAACAAATGGGGTAAGGTAACCTGTTACGCTAAGATCGTAAGAAGTAGCAATGTCTGTGTTGTACGACCTCCACAGTTTTGTTACCGACCGCATTGATTCTCGGTACAAATCGACTGCCGCGTCGGCGGCTTCCTGTTCCATTCCCGACATCTGAGCAAACCGAACTTTACCCGCCCCGTAACCGCAGCCGAGAACCATCGCCTTAATTTTGTGGCGTAGCTTGGGGTCTTGTTTAAGGGGGCCTTTCTCTTTGTCCCATTGCTCAAACCGAATAGCGAATGCCTCGTATATGTCTTCGGATTCTTTGATTTCCTTTAACATCGTTTCGTCTTCTGCCAGCCAGCAGAGAGTACGTACCTCAATCTGACTGAGGTCCACAACGATCAGTTTTTTGTCGGGCTTAGTAGCGATCAGGTTTCTTAAATTCACACCAAACATCTCATCGCGCGGCAGATTCTGCAGGTTCAGGTTACCCCCACCCCCGCTGAAACGTCCTGTGTGCGCCCCGAAGTACATGATCCCACCGTAGTAACGCTCGTCAGGCATAGTGGCGAAGTCGAAGCTCTCTATCTTTTTCTTGAGCGCGTTGATTCTGCGCCAGCTACGAACAGCGTCGATCCATGCGTGTTTCTTGCCGTGGAAATCTATCCATTTCTGTGCCTCCTCGTCTGTTGCGGCGAGGCTACCCGGAGGTTCAATACCTACGGCCCGACATTGGTCATCGAAAGCTCTTCGACTAAGTAGCGGGGCATTTCCCATCCACGGGATAGACTCCTCGGCCTCAAATAGTTTACCGTTTATTACCTCCAGCTGAGACTTCAGGAGATCCGTGTCGATGGGTAGCCCCCGCTGGACGATCCTTCTGTTGAGGGTGCTTATGGTTTTCTCGCTCTCTGGCCAGAACTTCTGGTAGGTATTCCACAAGTCCAGACATATCTGTGAGTCTGCGAGCGCATAGTTGCTCACTTCTTCTCGGAACTCGTCCGTCATTTTTTCCCACCGCTTCCCGCTCATGTTGTCGCGGGTGCTCTTGTCTACCGTGAGCCCAAAAGCTTCTTCAGCAGCCCCCTTGAGCGCGCGAGGAATCCGCACATACGCGGCCATATCTGCGGTACAATGCCACTCGGCTGGTTTGACTTCGGGCCACCACGACTGGGTAACTCCATATAGATATAGGGTTTCATCGAAAGAAGCATTGTGGCTGAGAACCACATTATCATTCAGGATATCCCATTGAAAGTCTTTCGGGTGCCCAACAAAAGACGTCCCATCGGTGCCAACCACCGACACCATATAGGCATCAAACTCGGGGTGAGAGAAGTAACCCAGAGGCCCGAGGGTCCTGATACTGCAGGTCTTGTCGTAGTAAGTTTCAAAATCAAGTGCGTAAGTAACCATAGTTTTAAGTAAAACGGCCCCCACTGGAATGAACGAACCAGTGAGGGCCGTAGGTTTAGGGGAGTCCAGTTTTATGCGGTTACTGGACAGGATACATCACTAACCAGAGCTGCAACACCCCGCCGCATTTCCTAAATCCCCTTGATCTTACCTAGTCGGAACTTTGTTCCTCACCCTCATCCTCGGCTAAAGCGAGCGGAAGCTCCAGTTGCTCAACGGTCAGCCCAAGGTTTTTTAACAGCGCGTCACGCACCGTACATAACTTGAGCTTGTTGAACTCCAACTCCTGAAGCTGCTCGTCCAGCTTGGAAATCATCTGCTGGAGCATTTTAGCCTCGCTAGTGAGGATGGGCACTGTGGTATCTACGGGTTCCCCAGACATAATTAGTTTCCGTTGAAATCCCTGATCCATGTGGCCACAGCCTTATCAGGCGTGTTCTGAGAAACGGTGAGCATTGGTGCAAACCAACTATACTTGCCCCGAGTAATGGGGCAGGACTCAAAGTTCCACAGAACTTCCCCGAGATTCATGTCTCGGTTGAAGGCTGCGAATGTTGCTAGACGTTTGAAGGTTTGCCGATAGGCATCCTTCGCCACGTTGATTTTGCCGAGGGCGTAACTGTGCTTACCGATGGTAAATGGATACGCACCATTGTTGTCATCACCCTGCTGCTTGAACAACAGAGTAATCTCTGCGAACTCCAACAGGTTGTATTCCGAAGAATCGGCAATACGCGCCCGATCTTCCTCGGTGAAGGCGATCTGCGGCATTACGTCGTCATCGAAGGGCACATCTTCGCGCCAGCCCTTGGTTGCGGACAGAACCGAGACTTCGGTTGCCGCTTCCGGGGCGAGCATAATGTGCTTCTTATCTAGAACGACACTCCCGAAAGGAGCGTCGATGTCACTCGTCTTTTGGACGATGTTCAAGCGGGGGATATCAATATCCGAGGCGTCAATAATGAAGCCAGCTTCGTTAGGGATCAACCCTGCTTTAGGTGTGGCTGCGAGAGCCGTAGTATCATCACTCATGGTTTGTGTTTCTTGTTTCCGGTTACGACCTACGATAATGTGTACCGCGGGTCTGATGTTTCGATAATGCCTGCGTCTTGACAGGCGTCAACGAAATTGTCAGATAATTTTCTCTTTCCTCCTTTTTCGGCTGTATCACCTACAGCCTTAGCAAGTTTTGCCAATGGGATATTCGAGTGTTCCAATACATCTTCGGCGCTGACACCAAATTCGGCAGCTACTTCTAGCAGACTTTTGTTGTCCATGATGCGGCGAGACGAACCCATACTCCGTAGTTTAAGTGAGGGGAACTCAGCCCCGTCCTTTGCTAGGGCCACTGCTTTCTTTTTGAAGCGGTCTGCCCAGTTGGAAACTATTTTAGCGATGACCCATAGTTGTTCTACAATCTCAGGATCTTCCGTGCCTTCGATATCTACGTCCGGTAGCTGAGGGTTGATCTTCTTGGCGACTTCGACAACTAACCCACCGAGGGCAGGGCAGGAGTCTTCGTATCTACAGAAGCGGCAGTTCACGTTGGGGGTTAGGTCATCCAGACTAGGAGTCCCCCCATCCCATTTAGGTCGGATCTTCTCCGCTTTTTTAATTATATCGCTCAACTCCGAGACTATCCCGCCTACATCAGAACGTACAAAAGTGTGGTGAAGGCTCGCATTGTGTTGCGGGACATAGAATACGAAGACAATCTTCTCTATATCAGGGAACTTCTGGAACGCCCCCACCGTGTAAGCCTTTGCTTGCCAGTTCTTCTCTGGTGGGTCGATGATGCTGATACCGGTTTTGTAATCGGCCATTACGGCCTCAGAACCAGACTCTAGAATAAGGAAGCGGTCACAGGTCCCCCATGTGCCTGTCCCGTCCAGCTCTACGTCTACCTGTATCTCATTGTGTTCCTCTTGTATCCCAGAGAAGTTACCCATGAACGCTTCTTCCATCTCCACGATCTGATCGTAGATCTGTAGCTCTTGTTCGTTGTGAAGGGCAGAGGGGTCGTGGACTTCCAATGCTTCGTGAATGCGGGTGCCCATTTCGGCAGCGGCATTAGTGCCGTCTCTCCCGTGGTAGCCTGCACAGCCTGCTACGTATTTTAATGACGAGGGCGAAAATTCCGCGTGTCCTCTGGATGAGTGGTCTGGCGTGTTCATTCTCCGTGTAGTTCTTTAATGTTGAGTGCTTTCTGTTGTACCGAGGCCATGACTGATTCTTCGACTGTCCCGGCGGCGACTAGGATTTTTTGAATGGCGTCACTTTTGCCTCCGTTTCTGTGAATCCGCCCTAATGTCTGTAAATAACTCTTAGCGTCGAAGGTTGGACTTATAAGTGAAATTCTCGGCCTATGGCCGTGGGTGTCGTGGAGGGAGATCCCCGTACCCCCTGCTGCAATATTGGCTACAACACAATGCGTTTTATCTGCTTGGAAATCGTCGATAACTTTTTGCCGCACTTCGGTTGTCTGGCCCCCTTCAATTCTCCCGCATTTTAGTAAGCCGCATAGCGCGTCCAAAGTGTCTTTGTAGTTAACAAAGAGCACGACACTATTACCTTCGTTAATAAGGTCTTGTGCCATATCGGCCATTTCAGGAACCTTAAAAGATTCCGCCAACCTACGAGCTTTTCCTAGGTTCACAATAAGGTGTTCACTACTGGCAACGGTCCCGTTCTCTATAAATTCTGTGATGATGTCGGGTGTAACCCCTAATGCTTCGTAAGCATCGAAGATCTTGTTTGAGTCCTTGAAGTCAATGGGTTCCACGAAAACCATGTTGTCGCGGAATGAGTCGGGGAAGTCCTTAACCGTTAGTCTGCGTGCACATTGTCCGTACATCTCTGCGTGTAATTCTTTGAGGGCGCTCCGTCTCGATAGCTTCCAGTTGTTCCACTGGTCTTTGAGACACCCCTTTTTACGCATCCACTTAAACCAGTTGTGGAGGGGAAACACATCTTTGTTGAGAGAGTGGAGCCCGAGGCAGAAGCCCAGTGCCCTCATTTCTACAGGAGTCTCACTGGCGGTAGCGGACATCCCGTGGACTCGGAATTTCTGTAGAACTAGGGAAATCAATAGCTGGGCGTTAAGAGTGAAAGGGCCTTTAGCTTTGTGGATTTCATCCATTAGTACGAAAGTGTTCCGCGGTAAGTGCCATTTGAAAATTTTCTTCCCCTTCCGGCTCATGAATTTTGTGTTGCCGGTACGTATTTTTTCATAGTTGAGGACAAATACGGGCTCAATACCGAACTCCTTAAGCTCACGTTCCCAGCTGGTAATGACTGCCTTGGGGCAGATTACCGCAACTGGGAACCCCAGCATCTTAGCGACGTAACAGGCGACTACGGTCTTACCACACCCTGTACTAGAGCCATCTAAGGTGTTTATACGTTTGACTAGCTGATTGATAAAGAAGTCTGCGGCTCTTTGTTGCGGTGCGTAGAGTGTTTTCACTCGGGCTATTTACCAGATCTTTCAACCACCGCCAGAAAATTCTTTAATTTCTTTTCCACGGATGTAGAGCGCAATAAGGTAGGCGTCTATCATTCCGTCGTGGGGGGTGCGGCATCTCTTATTCTTGAGCCAGTTTTCTTGGGGCGCGCGCTCTTCTGCGACAGCTAGAGCCGCTTCTTTAGTTTTGCCTTTGACTGTGTTGCCGAGCATATGCTTTTGCCATTTATGAACACTCACTCTTTTGACTGTGTAGTCATGTGACTCGGCCATCCCTAGCAACTTGCCGAAACTTATGGCCATAGACCTCACAGCTTGTGAGCTTCTTGCGTGCGCGAGAGGCTCTTCGATAGCTAATTCAAAAGGTGTGCAGAGATCTACTAACCAGTTGTTGATCTTGTGTATGTCTATTTCTCTTTTCTTAGATCGCTGGAGGCACGGCATGGATATCTTGTCTATAATCGAACCGTCGTGTTTTGAGATGGCACACAACCCACCGTCTAAGCCGTTATCTACACCTACGATCATGCAAGTTGGTCTATTAGCTTCGCTGAGACTAACAGACCATTCCCTGATTCGGGAACGAAAAGATCCATATTCTTTTGCAGACAACGCAGAAAACCCACTTCTTTACCTGTTTTAGGAATTACTCGGTAGAAACTACCAACGAGTTCCACCCTTTTGAATTTGAAATCGTTAATATCAGGAAGCTGCACCCGCACCATTGCTACTGGTTTTTCCTCCCTGACCTTTGTTTGAAACAGATCATTCATCTGAGAGTATGCTCGTATCTAAAAAACAAGGAGTTGATGGACCTAAATAAGTCCGCATCAATGTGTTTACAGCTTCTTGGAGAACGTCTTCTGGTAGATCGTGTTTTTCCTGCAGTATGGTTTTTACCATATTTATGCTATAGCAAGCGCGCGGGTGGGTGTCCGCACCCTCGATTACTCCTATGAGTGCGTCCCGCAATTCTGATAGGAGGATAAAAGGCTTATCATCAGATCGGTCTTTCTTTGCGGGCTCGTTCATGTGCGCGTTTCTGTCAAACGACAGATCGTCCATTCGCCCAGAATCGAAGTCATCAAAGTTGTTAATCATTGTCGGGGTCTATATCTATTACTTTTTTGGGGCTTATGGCCCCACCCCCACGATCTGCTTTCGTGTTGTTCAGAATTGATATGTCAATCTGCATGGAGCTGGCACCCCCGCCTTTGGCGTTAAGACCTAGGTTCCTTCGTATAAGTTGATCTAGTTCTGACAGTTCCCTGACGGTTTTAGGACCGCGAAGGTTTTTCACACTGTCCCGTAGAAGCTTTATTCCTGCGGCAGCAATGTAGTGCTGATACTTATCAGCAGGGGTGGACTGACGTTCCGCGATTTCCATCATGGTTTGATCCTCTTCTTTTCTAGCGTCGTGCTGTGCACAGAGAATCGCATCATTAGTCATATTGTTAAGTTCGTCATCAATGTCTGCCGCGAGTTGATCGTCTGGAGGGTCGTCACTTACCACAGGTTTGTGCGGTACGTTACCCCCCTTCCGTGGGGGGAGCCCCATTGCTTTGAACCACCGTCGCACGGTTCCTGAGTGAACTCCAAGCTCACGCGCAATTACGTTCATCTTGTAGTTCTTATTGTGCATCTCTAAAGCCCTTTGCTTTAGATCGTCTTTGGGGTTGTCACTCACAAGAACGGTCCTTACTTTGTGGTTTAATTATGGCTTCAAAGAAGAAGACCTACAAGCAGATACTAGAACCCACTATTGACCCACAGACCAAGCGGATGGATGTGGGTGGGTTACTCATACCTCCTACGAGTTTAATAACTGCTTTACTCTATGGTTTCGCACACCACACCCATGACAAGGCAAAAGAGTATTACTTTTGGAGGGTGTGTGATGAGTTGTGGAATCACCCAGACTTGCCCGAAAAGCTTATGGTTCGCCACCCGTGGGCGGAAGAAATGATTCGGTGTGCCATTGAGCATAAGTACTTGGCGATTGGTGGGTCCGCTTCATCGGGTAAGTCTCACACGATGGCGGCATGGGGCATTGTTAACTGGTTGTCTCAACCTAAAGACACACTGGTATTGATGACGTCCACTACATTGCGAGAAGCGCGTAAACGCATATGGGGGTCGGTCATGTCTTTGCTTACAGTAATTGAAGGGGCTCCGATAAAGATAAGGGACTCCATTGGCAACGCTGCTTATGTAGATGAGAATCAGACTTTAATTGAGCGAGCGGGCCTGAGCCTTATTTCTGCAGAGAAATCTAAGACACGCGAGGCCGTGGGCAAATTTATCGGGATCAAGCAGAAGCGTGTAATTTTGATCGGGGATGAGCTATCCGAATTGTCTGAAGCGATCTTACAGGCGGGCCTTACCAACCTTTCCAAAAACCCTGAGTTCCAACTCATCGGGATGTCGAACCCCAACAGCAGGTTCGACGCTTTTGGTATCTGGTCTCAGCCAAAAGAGGGGTGGGATTCAGTAGATACAAATACGTATGATAATTGGGAGACCAAGTGGGGTGGGCATTATCTGCGGTTGGATGGGGAGCGATCCCCCAACATCGTGGCGGGGGAGACATTGTACCCGTGGTTACCGACACAGGAAAAACTCGATGAGGATAAGGCTCTGTTGGGGGTAGAGTCGCGGGGGTATATGCGGATGGTACGGGCCGTTTTCTTTGATTCAGACGAAACCACCGGAATCTACAGTGAGTCTGAGTTATCTACCTGCGGGGCCATGAACAAAGTTGAGTGGGCCAGTAAACCTGTGTACATAGCCGGGTGTGACCCAGCGTTCACCAATGGAGGAGACCGGACTATTCTGTACACTGCTGCAGTTGGATATGATAAATCCGGTCAATACGTAATAGAGTTCGGTGAAGCAATTCATTTGAATGACGACGCGACTAACAAGGCTGTTCCACGGACTTATCAAATTGTTCGGCAGATCAAGGAACATTGTGAAAAACGAAACATTGATCCTGAAAATGTGGCAGTTGATGCCACAGGGGCAGGGGCTCCTTTCTGTGATGTGCTGGCGGGAGAGTGGGCGGGTACATTTTTGAGGGTAAGCTTTGGGGGTAAGCCTAGTGACAAGCGCGTTAGTCTGAGTAGCAAACTAACGGGGGCCGAGATGTACACGAACCGCGTATCTGAGATGTGGTTCGTGGGAAAAGAATTGATGAGGACTAAACAGGTGTTCGGGGTGGCCCCTGATCTGGCACAGGAGATAACGGCTAGGAACTATGAATTAGTAAAGAGCGGATCGCTCAAGGTGAAGATCGAGCCTAAGCCCGAGTTCAAGGGACGTTTCGGCAGGAGCCCCGACTTGGCAGACGCGGCATTTCTAGCTCTTGATTGTGCTCGCCAGCGGCTGGGCCTCGTAGCGATTGACCCACCCCAGTCGGGATCTGGGCCTGTTCGTCCACCTGTGACCATCAAGCAGTTGAATGGGGCGTTACAGAACCCTGAAGCAGTATTGCTGGATTGACTTATAAACCCCTAAATATAGTATATGGCATGGCTAAACTCTCACAGAATGTTGCGCGGCAACGTATGGCTGAGGCCCTAAAAAGGATGAGACGAGGTGGTATGACTGAGGAGACGATGAGAACCACCTCTTTGGGAGATCTATTTAAGAAATCTGAGCAGCCCCGAGCAGCCCAGATCCAGTCTCAGGTTGGTTTTGATATGTCTAAGCCCGCCGGGGAACTTGTGGGGGGTTACATTGGCGAGCTGTATGGGGGGAGAAAAGATACGCTGGCTGACAAACTTGCCATGCGGCGACAAGAGAAGAGAGATTTTGCCCAAGCCCAACGGCAAGAACAACAGAAGCGGCAAGATAAATTTATTTCTAAGCGGGATGAACTCCGCAAGAAAAGTCTTAAGAACTTTGGGGGCAAAATGGGAGACGGCCCAGACACTCCCGGTTTGGCTAGACAAGACGCGATGCAAAAAGCGGGGTTTGGGGGCAACACCGCTCTGGCTGGTTCGGTTGCCAAGGGGGTTGGGCAACAGTCTAAACGGACGGTAACTCCTAGGTCGGCAGTACATGGAGCTGAAGCGCGAGCCCACGAAAAAGCCGGAAATCAAGCGGCGGCGGCAGACGCCCGTAGAAGACAATTTGAAGAACGCGCAGGAGAACCCAATATCAGGACGCAGGAAGAAAGACGACGCGAAAAGCGAGACGCCCAGAGAGCCCAAAACGCCCAGCGCCAGAAAGAACGTGCCGACCGACAAGACGCAAGAGCTGCTAGAAAGAGAGATAACGAGGCTAGAAAAAGAGCCAGAGAGGATAGGCGGAAAGAAAACGAAGATAGAAACTAAATAACCGTGGCTGAACCAGACCTTAAAAGGGGCGTAAGAGCCCTTAAAAACAGATTTAAGCTAGAGGCTCCGGTTACCCGTGAGGAACAGGACGCCGCAAGAATTCGTTATGAGCGCGACATCGCCCCGCGCTTAAAAAGCATTACGGACACTTATGACCGTATGGCCAAGCGGAGACAGGATGCCGAGATTCATAAACTTAAACGACAGGAGCTGGAAGCTAGTATCGCTAAGCTGAAGGAGGCAAAAGAAACGGATGACCAAGGGCAGGACGGCTTTCTTGCTATTCAAAGACGCTTTGGGGAGATGAGCGAGATTATTGATAACATAGGGTTTGTTCCTGACCCTGATGATTTAGAAGGCGCAGAGCCTCGTAATATGGTGCCTGCTTCCATATCTCAGATGCAAACTGAATTAGGCCGAGCTAAAAAAATGTATAATGACTTTGCCTTAAGATCTTTGATTATCAATAGCGCAGACAAGACGGGGTATGAGAAACTGTTTTCTGACAAACTCGCTCAGGGAGAGAAAACGATTGCTAACGCAACCACTCAACGAGACCAAACTGCGTCTTTAATGTCAGATTACGAAGACCTGCTTACTTATGATGACTTTCAAATAGAAGAAGAAGGAGAGGTTATTGGGAGGACTTCTGATAAGTATCAAGAAGCGTACAAAAAATTTCGGGTTGATCGTAATGTGAATGATTTTAAAGCGGTCCTTAGGGTAGGTAAGAAAAACCTCGACCAAGAACGAGACCGACTGAAATCACGAATTGACCGAGTTAAAGCCCTGCAAGATAGGGTAGCTAATAAACGCAAGTTCGTAGCTACGACCGAGGTTCAGAGGCAAGGTGAAGTGCTACAGGACCAAGTTATACGCCGAGTACCGAATGACCCTATATTTGTTAGGGGCGTCTACAAAGAGTATCTTTCTTTGCTGGGGGATCTTGCACTCACCCCCGCTGGTTATCGAGAATATGTCGGAACAGATAGAGAGACTGTGGAAGGCCCAGCAGGGACGCTAGACAAAGGGCACGGTGACGAGACTCTGGGGGAGCCATCTTCTTTTGATAAGTTTTCTGAAGACCTGTATAAACGTATAATTGATTATTTATCTGATGAAAAAAATACGCTCGACGAAGACGCAAGAGCTATTGGAGTATCAGCGGCCCGTGGAGCAGACACACAAGTGTCTTCTACGGATGAA